GATATGAATCTTACGCGGATTAAAAATATGTCATATAGAACATTATTAAATTTTCAACCAACCGCTTCTGGCTCTACTAGAAATTCTGAATTAGTTACCTTGGTTGGTAATATTAACGCACCAGCTTCACAAACAGAATATACTGTATCATCAATAAGAACTTCTCTTCACTTTGGAAGATTTGTTATTACAGATGTAAGATATAGACTTGTATCACAAGTTGGATGGTCAGGGAGTAATAGAAATTTTCGCATGAGGGGATCTTCTACAAATAATACAATCCATGTCGATACCAGTGCCGTAACTTGGTTAAGCCCAGGAAATGGAACTGTAGGTAGTTGGTGGATTCCAACATTATCTGCTAATCCTTATCTTTTGCCCGGTGATAACCCACTTATTCGTGATGGTCTTTCATCGATATCTGCAACAAGTTTTATTATATCTGTTATGATAACAGGATTTTATTTAGGAAGATAGCTAATTATAAAAAAATAGAGGTTAAAATGAATAAAGAAGAAAAAAAGCAAATGAAATCAATAATTAAGCCACTAATTAAAGAGTGTTTGCATGAAATAATGCTTCAAGAAGGCTTAATACGTATGTTAAAAGAGCATAATTTGAATGAAAGTTCTCAACAGACACAAAATTCTATACAAAAAAGACCAATGCCAGAAACAAAATCTGTTATTAAATCTCTACAAAAAGAATCTGTAGAGGAAAAAAAGCAAGCAATACAGGAAGTTAAAAAAGCAGCATCATTTTCAGGATTTGATCCTTTTGCTGGGACGGAGGATATAGATTCGGTGGAAGCAAAAGGACAAGAAGGTGTAAATGTTGATAAATTATTTGACAAAAACATGATAAACTCATGGAATCAACAACTCGAATTACTCGAGGGAAAGAGAAATAGGTAAAAAATGTCTAGAGCAGTATTATTAGAGGTAAGATTACCTCAAGGTGTAAGCCCTTCTCAGGAATCTACGGATATATTAATTAAAAAGTTTCTTAAGGAGTGTAGCAAGGAATCTTTAGTACAATATCTTTATGAAGAATGTTCATATACAAGAAGATTTGTTAAAAAAAGTGTAAAAGAACGACTAAAAAGAAGTAAATATAAAAGAAATGCAAAAAATTATAATTTAGAGTTAAATTCAGAGATTGAATCGGATTCTAAGAAGAAAAAAAGCCGATAAATGATTTAAATAATATTTAAATTATAATATTTTGTCATTTCGTTCTGTATTACACTAATTAATTAAAAAGTATAAAGTATTCCTGTATTGGGAGAATAGTTAATGTCAACAATGTTAGAACAAGCAATTATAGATGCAGCTGCTCTCCGAGAAACAGCAATGAAAAGTGCTGAAGCTTCACTAATTGAGAAGTACTCGAAAGAATTTAAAGAAAAAGTTGAAAAATTGCTAGAACAAGAGGAAGAAACCCCTCCACCAGCAGAAGTTGATCAAGAAACTGCGTCTGCTAATGCTGCGGATCCAACAGGTCCAACAGTAACTCCTCCTGCACCAGTTACTCCGATGGCAACAGGAACAGGTATTGGTATGGATAAAAAAGATCCATTTAAAAATGTTAAAACAGCCTTTTTTAATTTAGATGGAGATGATGACGAATTAATAACAATTAATTTTGATCAGCTAAAAGCACAACCATCGACTTCACAAGTAACAATGCTTTCCTCTCCTCCTGCGGTTACTGCACCAGCACCAGCAGCAGAACCACAACCAATGGCTGAGGCTTTAAGAATTAAATTTAAAGAAAGTTATGATAATCCTGGTACTTCTTATCATAGATCTCAAGCAGAAGAGGAAGAGTTAGAACTTGAACTTGAATTAGATGAAGATGTTGAAACATCTAATAAAGCAGCAGATGATTTATCAATGCAAGCATCTAAAAAAAGAGAAGAGGCAGCAAGAATTCAACAACAGAGTGATAAAGCAAGAGCAGCTGCAAAAGCAGAAGCTGAAAAAATTGCAAAAGAGAAAGGTGAAAAATCACCAGCAGAATCTGCACCTGTTGCTTCCGATGTAAACGAAGAAGTAGAGTTAACAGAAGAAGAGCTTCTAGAACTAGAAGAGTCTTTAATGGTTGACATGGAAAATGTTCCAGATGGATATATGGGAACAAATAAAAGAGAAGAAAGAGAATCCAAAAAAGTAGCTTATGCAAAAGCTAGAGGCGATAAAGAAGTTTCTAGAAGGGAATATGCTAAAAAGAATCTTTCCGACTTAGAAGAATCTTTAAAAATTATGGATAAAAAGCTTCTTAAAGAAAAAGAAAAAACTGATTCATTAAACTCTACAAACGAAAAATTATTAGAAGCAGTTAATAGTTTAAAGGATCAATTAGATAAGATCAATATTTCAAATGCTAAATTGTTGTACACGAATAAAGTTCTAAGTAATGTCTCCTTGAATGAGCGACAAAAATCTCAAATTGTCGAAAACATTACTAAGGCTGAAAGTGTTATAGAGGCAAAAACAATCTACGAAACTCTTCAAAGCACAGTGCAGAGTGTTAAAGAAAAAACACCAAAATCACTAAGCGAAGCAATCAATCGTGGATCAACGCCTTTCTTAACAAGATCTAAACAACCAGCGAGTTTAGATTCTTTAATGGCAGATCGCATGAAAGCGTTAGCTGGTATTAGATAAATATCATTCACAGGAGACTCAAATGGGTAATAATGTATTAGAAAAATTAACAGAAGGTATGGTAGAAAGAAACCTACTAAAAGAAACTGAAACTCTAGTTTCTAAATGGGAAAAAAGTGGTCTATTAGAAGGACTATCATCTGCTCGTCAAAAGAGCACAATGGCACGCTTGTTAGAAAACCAAGCTGCTGAATTACTAAAAGAAGCAACCACAATGGCTGCAGGTGACGTACAAGGCTTTGCCGCTGTTGCGTTCCCAATCGTCCGTCGTGTATTTGCTGGCTTGATCGCAAATGATCTAGTTTCAGTACAACCAATGAGCTTACCATCAGGTCTAGTATTCTTTATGGACTTCCGTAGAGGAACTAACGTAGGTAGCACAGGTGACGTTGTATTCCCAGCATCTAGCTCTTTCTTCGGTGATCGTCTAGGTGTTGAAATCACTGGTGGTGTACGTGTAGATGGTGTAGATTATGCTGAAAAAGGTTTCTACAACTTAGCTAACGGTTACAACACATCACGTTGGTCAAAATCAGTTGCAACTGCTAGCGTAACAGTAGCAACTCCATTCAATCTAGAAAGCAAGGGAGCAAATGCAACTGCCGCTCAATTATCTGCAATTCGTTATGATGCAGATCTATTAGCTGGTGGAGATGCAACTCCATATGTTTCAGCATCTGTTGTAACATTTAATCTTTCTGATCTAGGATTTAGCGGTGGAGCCGCTGCTTTGATTGCAGAACAAGACGTATTTGCTGCATCATTGGTAACTGGTTCATCTGCAGTTGATTCAGCTGGAGATTACACAGGTGGTGGTGCTCTAGGTGGAAGTGCAAAAGTAATTCGCCGTCTAACAACAGTAAACAAGGCAGCTGGTACAGTATCATTCGTAGTAGCTACTACCTCTACCTCTCCAACAAAAGCAAACCTATTCTCTGGTGCTTCACAAGCTGTTGTAACCTTCCCAATTAAAGATAATCTAGCTAACGTAGGAGCAAGTGCTCTAGGTGCATTAGCTGGTACATCTCCATGGACATTTGAAGGCTCTTCAGCAATCCCAGAAGTAGAGCTAAAAGTAGATTCATTCAGCATTACAGCTCGTACTCGTAAGCTAAAGGCTGCATGGACTCCAGAATTAGGTCAAGATCTAAATGCTTACCACAACCTAGATGCTGAAGTTGAATTAACTTCTATGTTATCAGAACAAATTGGTCTAGAAATTGATCAAGAAATTCTAAACGATCTAGTTAAGGGACAAACTGCCGGTGTCAAATACTGGTCACGCCGTCCAGGTAAATTCTTAGATCGTTCTTCTGGTGCCGAAGTTGGTACTGCTAATTCATATGCAGGACCACCAGACTTCACCGGTAACGTTTCAATGTGGTATGAAACCCTAGTTGAAACAATCAACGACGTATCAGCAGCTATCCACCGTAAAACTCTACGTGGTGGTGCTAACTTCTTAGTCTGCGGACCAGAAGTTGCAAACATCCTAGAATTTACTTCTGGATTCCGCGCTTCAGTAACTGCAACTGATGAAAAAGGTTCAGTAGGTGCTGTTAAAGTAGGTGATCTAAACAAGAAATGGGATATCATTGTTCATCCATACTTCCTACGTAACGTAATCTTAGTAGGACGTAAAGGTGGAAGCTTCCTAGAAAGTGGTTATGTTTATGCTCCATATGTACCACTACAAAGCACCCCAACCATCTTCGATCCAAACACTTTTGCACCACGCAAAGCTGTTATGACTCGTTATGGTAAAGCAATGGTTCGTCCAGACATGTACGGCCTAGTTGTTGTACAAGATCTACAAGGCTAATTAACCTATAAGTTAATTGGAACCCCGCTAGTCGAAAGATTAGCGGGGTTTTTTTTGATTATTCGTTTAAATAAAACTACTTAATAAGAAAGGATTTAACGCATCTGAGGAAATAATATGTCATTACCAACTTTAACACCAGTATCAATGATGAGTAAAGTAATTTTACCATCTACTGGTAGTATTTCAAATGTAACTTCACAAACACTTCCTTTTGGCATTTATGTAAATTCTGATTATTGGAATTCTTCTCAGATTAGTTTATATAAAAGTGGATCTGCCGAACAGGTATCGTATGTATATAAAAAACTAGGTGGAGACATATTAGATATTGAGTTAGTGGAAACACAAGTACATGCTGCGTATGAAGAAGCATGTTTAGAATACTCTTATTTAATAAACTTACATCAATCTAAAAATGCATTACCATTTTTGATAGGTCAAGCTACGGGTACATTTGATAACAATGGTCAATTAACTGGTTCAGATTTACCCGATAATATCAGCCTAAAATTACCAAAATTTAGTTTAGGATATGCAAAAAATGTTGGATTATTTACAGCAACAGAGGCATTACTAAACAGCGGTCAGCCAATATATTCTGCTTCTTTTGATATAAATCCTGGGCAGCAAGACTATGATCTAATAAATGCAGTAAGTTCTTCTGCTGATGAATATGGATGGGATATTGAGGGAAAAAGTATAAATATACGAAAAGTGTATTATAAAACAGCTGGAGCATCTTGGAATTTTTATGGATATTTCGGAGGATTAAACGTAGTAGGAAATCTTTCAACTTATGGACAATATGCAGATGACAGTACATTTGAGATAATTCCAGTGTGGCAAAATAAATTACAGGCCATGGCTTATAAAGATGCAATAAAAACTAGAGTTAGCGACTGGTCATATCAACTAAGAAATAACGTCCTTAGATTATTTCCAGTACCACAGGCATCCAGTGCAAATCGTTTTTGGTTTGAATTTACTATAGAGCAAAATGGTTGGGATTCTGGAGAGAGTAATTCTACTACTAATGTAGATGGAATCAATAATATGAATACTTTACCATTTGAAAACTTACCATATGATAAAATTAATTCGATTGGAAAACAATGGATCCGTAGATTTGCCTTAGCTATCTCCAAAGAAATGCTAGGACAAGTTAGAAGTAAATTTGGTACTATACCAATTCCAGGAGAAAGCGTAACTTTAAATGGCGATAAATTAATTGCAGAAGGTAAAGAGGAACAAAAAGATTTAAGAGAAGAATTAAAAACTCAACTAGCGGAGATGACTTATGCTAAACTCGGTGAAGACAACGCTAAGATAGCAGAAGACGCTCAGAAAGTTAACACTTTTATTCCAAACTTAATATTTGTAGGTTAAAAAATGACTAAAGAAAAACAAGTTTATGATTTATTTTCTAATTGGAGAAATTTTCTTACAGAAAAGAAAAAGAGGCCAGAGAATGTAAATATCCCTATTTTAAAGAGGCTAGAAAGATTTTCTGATGATGATAATTATTTTGTCAGTTTTACAGATTTAGAAAAAATAGGTGTTAACCCAAATAATAGATTTTCAACTCCAATTGGCGTTTATGCTTATAATTTAAAAGATTTATGGCAAGATTGGGTATCTGGAGATCGTTTTTTTGGAGATGATAGAAAATATGTTAATCTAATAAGATTAAATACAGATAGAGTGTTAAATTTATCGTCTTATGCAAATTATTCAAAAGATATAAACTTCTTAAAAGATGTATATGAAAAGAGTATAAAGAAGAAGGTGGGAAAAAATTTTGAAGAGTTTGTAGAAGATGTTAAACAAAATGCAGATCTTTATAAATATGACAATCAAGCATCAGAAATTTGGGGGGTATCTCAAGCGATAGCAGAAACAGATCAATCTAGAGTTGGTCAATATACAAAAAGATCTACTATTATATGGAATAAAATTTTAAGAGATATGGGATACGATGCTGTAGTTGATAAAGGTTCAAATATTCATATTTTACAGTCTTCACAGGCAGTATTTTTAGTCCCTTCTTCCTACGAATTAATTGGAAGGTATATGAATAGATCATATGGTCAAATATCTAAACCTGTAGAATATTGGGGAAGTGATGAACAGCCATTCTGGAGACCAGGTGCTAATCCAACTGTCGATATAGCTGTATTTAAAAAATTTGACGATACTCTAAAGATATTACTAATAAAAAGAAATACCTCAAGTAAAGCGTATCCAGGATTTTATGCATTACCTGGTGGTTTTCATGACACAAATCAGCCCAAAGGAAAACAATGGAAAGATGATAGAGAGTCTGCTAGACAAGCAGCTTTTAGAGAATTAACAGAAGAAACTGGTTTATATATTCCTTCTTTAAATAGATCGATGATCCAAGTTGGAAAATACGAAGGAAATAATAGGGATCCTAGAGATAACGAAGAATCTTGGTCAAGAACTACTGCATTTGCAGTTTTATTACCGGAAGATATTAATCAAAAAGTAGCGGGAAGAGATGACGCAGAAGAAGCGGGATGGGTTTCAGTAGAAAAAGCCTTATCAACCAAATTAGCTTTTGATCATAATCAAATTATTCAAGATGCTATAGATAAATTGGGAGTATAAAGATGGCTAGAAAAAAGAAAGAAGAAAATTTAGTAGAAATACCACCAGATTCACCTCCCCCACCTTTATTTCTTGGGCAGAAAGAAAGAAATTTAGTAAAACAGGTAAATGATGAACTTCTGGAAAGAGTTATAGGTCAAGAAATTATATATTATCCAATTAGCAGAGAAAATACATATTACCACCCAGTATATGGTGAAGCAATGCAAAAAACATTTCTTTCGCCTGTTAGGGTATTTGTATTAGTAACTTGGGAAGGTTCAGGAACAAATTTAGATTCATTTGGTATCGATAGAAGAATATCATTAACTGTTAAATTTCATAAACGTAGATTAGTAGAAGATCAAGATTTATATGTAAGAGAAGGAGATTTTCTTCTATATGATGGTTTATACTACGAAATAGTAACACTAAATGAGTCTAGAGTTTTATTCGGTCAAGATACCTCTTTTCAAATTGATGCTAAGTGTATTAGAGCAAGAGAGAATGTGTTTAATGCAAAATAAAATGACATTTGCAAACACAGTTAACTATTTATAATAAATTATCACGAATCTCTATCCCTCAAGGAGAAATAAAGTATGTCCATCTCAAGATTTAAATTTGTATCACCTGGTGTATATGTAAAAGAAATAGATAAATCTAGAACACCAACCGAAGCACCAGCAATGGGTCCAACTATTATTGGTCGTTCCGTGAAGGGACCAATGATGAGACCTATTAGGGTTGATTCTTACGCAGACTTTGTTGAAGTATTTGGTGAGCCAAATCCAGGTGGTTATAATGGAGATGTTTGGAGAGCCGCAGTAACACAAGCACCAGCATATGGTGCGTATGCTGCAAAAGCATATTTAGCTTTTAATGGGCCTGTAACATTCGTAAGATTGGGTGGATTCCAAAATAAATATGCATCGTCTACTGGTTTTGCTGGATGGCAAATTAACGCTCTACCAACATCAATTACAACTGCTGCTGCAAATGCAGGCGCTTATGGTTTATTTGTAACAAGTATAACATCATCTTCTGCTAATACTTATGCAATGCCACCTACAACTGGTGCTTTAGCAGCTGTATTTTATGTTAACTACGGAACTGTTGGTTTAGTTGGTTCTCCTCTTTCAGGATCATCTGAAAGTATTACAGGTAGCGGTGCAACTTGGGTACGTTCTTCTGTTCATGGCAATATGGAGTTTAAACTAAGAGTTGTTGACAGTGCTGGAGCTACAACAACTACAAACTTTAATTTTGATCCATCAAGTAAGAAATTTATTAGAAACGTATTTAACACAAATCCAGCATCCATAAATTCTGCTATTAACTCTACAAGTAATAAAAAAGATTACTTCCTAGGTGAATCTTTTGAAACATTTGTTACTAGACAAGTAACTGCTTCTGCTGGAACCAATCAAAGCTATGCAGCAACAATTGTAGCATTAAAAGGTACAGATACAGATTCTATCGCAAAAGATGGTGGTAATTTTAGACAAAATGCAGCATCTTCCAACTCAGGATGGGTAATTGGACAACACAAAGGTTTACATACAGACTTTGTTCCTAACTCAAGAGGCGAATATCCAGTACAGAAATTATTTAGATTTGTAAGTCTTTCTGAAGGTGAATGGAATCAAAATAATATCAAAACTTCAATTACAGATATTAAACCATCTCCTACTAGATATGAAAAATATGGTACATTTACTGTAATGATCCGCAAGGTTGATGATGATGATCAAAATATGCAACCATTAGAAGTATTTTCTAATGTAAACCTTAACCCAGTATCTCCAAATTATATCGCTAAAAGAATTGGTGATGTTTATTCTACTTGGGATTATGATAAGAAAATGTTTATTGAATACGGAACTTATCAAAATCTATCAAAATTTGTTCGTGTAGAAGTAGATGGTGCTATTGATGCAGGCGCTGGTGATGATTTAGCGGACTTACTACCATTTGGTTTCTATGGTCCTAAGAAATTTAATACAATCTTAGTATCTGGATCTGGAACCGGAACACACAGTGTTGCTACATCTTCAGCAGGCCCAGTATTTATGAATACTGTGTTCTTTAACTCACTATTAACATCTGCAACATCAATCAGTGGAAACGCTGTTTATACAGCAAGTTTAGCATTCCCAGAATTACCATTTGTTGAAGACTCAACTGTTGACTCTTCTGCAACTTCTATTGACAGAGTATTTTTCGGTCTAAAGACCAAGATTGGTAGCACAAAATTATTTGACCAACAATTTACAGATATCGTTAGAGTTAATCCACAAAATATCAATGAGGATACTTCTGGATTATTAACCTATTCAACATTATTCTCTCTAGATGACGTTAAATTTAAAAATAGTCCTTCTAACACAGGCTCAGATGAAGTTACTGGTTCCAATTTAAATACAGCATATTGGGCAGTAGGAAGCCGCCTAGCTGGTTCTTCTGTAACAGCAAAAAATGGATTCTTAACCGGCTCAGGAGCACAATATGGTCTCGGTGGAACAAACTTCCAAAGAGTTGCAAGATTTACAATGCCTCTATTTGGAGGATTTAATGGATTTGATATTACAGAAAAAGAACCATTTTCTGAAGGAAGCGGAAGACCATTAGGAGCATATTCTGGTACTGATAAAGATGAAACAACAAGCTATGCTGTAAATTCTATAAAAGTAGCAATTGATTCCGTAAGCGACCCAGAAGTTGTAGAAACAAATATTATGACAATTCCTGGAGTACAAAACGTAGTATTAACAAATAAATTAATGGAAGTATGTGAACAAAGAGGTGATGCATTAGCAATTATCGATATCCCAGGAGATTTTAAGTCTTCTTGGGAATCATATAACAGCGCAAATGTTGAAGTAAAACCAGATGTAGACACAGCTGTATTACAGATGAGATCTAGAGGAATTAATAACTCTTATGGTTGTACATTCTTCCCTGCTGTTTTAGCAACAGATACAGCAGCAAATGCACTTGTAGCACTTCCTTCTTCTGTAGTTGCTCTAGGTGTAATGGGAAGTAGTGAAACTGCATCTGAATTATGGTTTGCACCAGCAGGATTTAATCGCGGTGGATTATCAAATGGTGCAGCTGGATTCCCAGTAGTAGGTGTTAAGAGTAAATTAACTTCTAAAGATCGTGATAGACTATATGAAGTTAATATTAACCCTATCGCAAGTTTCCCAGCAGAAGGTATTGTTGTGTTTGGACAAAAGACACTTCAAGCAACACCTACCGCTCTAGATCGTATCAATGTACGTCGTTTGATGATATATGTTAAAAAAGAAGTTAGCAGAATTGCAACCTCAATTTTATTTGATCCTAACCTTTCAACAACTTGGGCAAGATTCTTAAATGAAGTAGTGCCTTTCCTAAATGGAATTCAATCAAGATTTGGTATTACTGAATATAGAGTTACATTAGACGAGACTACAACAACTCCAGAACTAATAGATAGAAATATAGTATACGCAAAAGTATTCTTAAAACCTGCTAGAGCAATTGAATTTATCGCAGTAGACTTTATATTAACAAATACTGGCGCTTCTTTTGACGATTAAAAATTAAATTTCTATCTAATTAAGTTAAACAGAGGAAAAAAAAATGGCATTCTGGGAAGGTCAAGTTGAACCGTTAAGAAAAAATAGATGGAAAATGAATATTCCAAATTTTAAAGACGAAACTAAGAGTGGTGGAACTGGTGATCAATATACTTATGCGCTAAAAAAAGTAGATAAGCCAAGTTTTAAAGTTTCAGACATAACACATAAATTTGGAAACTATAATTTTTATTATCCTGGTAGAGTAGAATGGAATCCAATTAACGTAACTTTTGTTGCGGTTCCAAAATTAGATCATAGACTTTTAAGAATATTAAAGGGAACAGCATCAGGAGATACAGCTGGATATATAGTTCCTTCTACCGAAGCGGGTGCTTTAAGAGGAGTTTCAAAAGCTGGTTTTACATCAAATGTTGGAGCTATAGAAATAATTCAAATTGATGCTGCAGGTGCCACATTAGAAACTTGGACGTTAACTCACCCATTCTTTACAAATATTAAATTTGGTGAATTATCTTATGAAAGCGAAGAAGTTATTGATATTGAAGTAACAATCAGATATGATACTGCAAAACTTGCATCAAATGTTGGTGCTGTTGCAAAAGCAGCAGCGCGCCCAACATAATAATATTGTTACTATAGCTACAACGCGAACAATCTATATTCAAAAGAGGAAAAAAAGATGTTTTGGAATGAAGGAAAAGAACCACTAAGACAATATAGATGGGTTATGGAATTTGACGGAAAGCTAGCTGGAATGAGATATGCTCTTAAGAAAGCCTCCAGACCGACCATGAAAATTTCTGAAGTTACTCATAAATATTTAAATCATTTCTATTACTATCCAGGTAGACTTGAATGGGATCCAATATCAGTTACGTTTGCTTCAACCGTTACAGCAAACGATGCAGCACTTGGAGATTCTACTTTAATTGATGCTCTAATAACTGCTGGATATATTTATCCTACTAAAGATAATGAATGGGGTACAATAAGTAAAGCCAATGCAATCGCTCAATTAACAAGTGGAACAACAAGTACACCAGAGGCTCCCGCGTCAGCCGCTGGTGGAAAATCAATAGGTTTAAAGCTTCTAGATGCTGGAGGTACTGCCATTGAAACTTGGTATTTATGGAATTGTTTATTTACAGAAGTAAAATTTGATTCATTAGACTATTCAGCAGAAGATATATTAAATATAGATGTAACAATTAAATACGACTATGCTACACTAGATGATGCAGCAGGCCAAACTCTTGTTAGCGATGGTAAATAATACAGAAAGTAGAGGAATTGATGAGAAATAATCAAGAAAGACTGGGATCTAAAAAAAGTTTAGAACAAAATGATGAAATTCTAGCTTTAGAAAGTAAAGTTCAAAATAGTTCTGGTGGTTTAAATTTAAATTTTGTTGCTCCAACAGAATTTATAGAACTGCCTTCACAAGGTAAATTTTATCCTGACGGTCATCCTTTAAGAGATGTTTCTAATGTAGAAATAAAACAGATGACGGCAAAAGAAGAAGATATATTAACTAATAGATCTTTTATAAAAAAAGGTGTTGCCTTGGAGAGATTACTTGAATCTCTTATAGTAGATAAACGCGTTAATCCAGGAGATATGTTAATTTCTGATAGAAATGCTATCTTAGTTTCTGCAAGAATTTCGGCATATGGAAAAAGTTATGTAACATCAATAATTTGTCCATCATGCCAGACTAAAACAAAATATACATTTGATCTTTTGGAAAAATTAGAGGAATCTTTAGAAGAAGATCAAGAAGTTGTTTCTGAAATAACTGAACAGGGAACATTTTATTTAAATCTACCTTCTACTGGTTGGAAAATTGAATGTCGCGCTTTATCTGGTCATGATGAAAAAAAGATTGTTGCGTATATAACGGATAAAACAAAAGAAAATATGACATTAATGCAACAATTAAATTTATTAGTTGTTTCAATAAATGGAGTATTTGATAGAGCAATCATTGAAAAAGCATTAGAGGTTATGCCTGCGTCGGATTCAAGATTCCTAAGAAAAGAATATGATAAAAGAATTCCAGGATTAGATTTAAAAAATACTTTCACTTGCAAATCATGTGATCATGAAGAGGTTATGGAGGTGCCTCTAACCGCTGAATTTTTTTGGCCTAAGTGATGAATACCAAGAAAATGTATATGAGCAGTTCTTTTATCTCAAATACTATGGTGGTTGGAGTTTATTTGAATGTTACAATTTACCAGTACCATTGAGAAAATGGTTTGTAGAAAAACTAACAGAACAAATTAAAGCAGAAGCGGATCAAATTAAGAAAGCATCCAGTAGGAGCAAATAATAAAGTGAGTGGAATTTCCACTCACTTTTTTTGTATATACTATTTATTTATAAATTACTAAAATGGTGGAATAAATATGGCTGAAGATTCAAAATTACTCCAAGACCTATTAAAGGCTATAGAAAACTTAGCAGATAAAAGATCTTCCGATTCTGACGACGGCGGGGGATCTACCACACCTCCAGCTGGGGCAACACCTTCTGCGCCTGTCAATTCTAAAGCTATAGAAGCCCAGATAGAAGCTTTAAAAGAAAAAAATGAAGCGTTAAAGAGAACGGCTGTATTAGAAGAAGATATTCAAAAAATAGAAAAAAATAAAGAAAAGATAGCAAAACTACAATTTGATTTAGATAAACAAATTTTAAAGCAACGATTAGAGTCGCATGATTTATCTCTAGAAGAATATGAGCTAGAACTTAAACGACTCAAAGTAAAAGAACAAGAAACAAGAGATAGAAAGAAAGAATTAGAAGATTCAAAACAATTAAACCAGCAAATGGTGGAGTCCATAGGAAATTTTATGGGCATACAAACTGCTATGTCCATGCTTTCACCACAGGGTTTAGGTCAAATTGCTGGTGAATTTATGCAAATGCGTAAAGAGTTGGTTCTTTCTGGGGCTACAATAGATGATACATATGCTCCTTTTAGTGATTTTTTTAGAGAATCCAATAAATCTTTAGGTATATTTGTAGGACAAACAAGAAGTTTAAACGGTGAGGTACGAACTACATTTACAAGATTTGGTATAGGAGCGAAAGAATTAATGGCCGCAAATATCGGCTTAAGAGATTCTATGACTTCTTTCTCAAATGAATCTGAAAGAAATAAACAAATAATGGTTGGTCAAGCCGCACAGCTAGAAAAACTTGGCGCTTCTTATTCAGAACAAGGACCAATATTAAATCACCTAAAGAGTGCTCTTGGATTTACAGGTGCAGAGGCAGCTGCGGTTACAAATAAATTATCTAGAGTGGCATATGCTTCTGGTATATCTACGAAAAAAATGTTAGCAGATTATGCAGCAGTTGGACCCTCTTTGGCAGCACAAGGTAAACAATCTGTAACAGTATTTGAAAATCTAGCAAAACAATCTAAAGCTTTAGGTATGGAAGTTAGTTCATTGATGAACATTGTTGGAAAACAGATGGATACCTTTGAAGGTGCTGCATCTGCTGCTGGTAAGTTTAATGCATTCATGGGTGGAGATTATTTAAATTCAATAGAACTTCTAAATGCAGACGAAAGCCAACGTACAGAAATTATTAAAAGAAGTATGGAAGCTACAGGAAAAAACGTAGCAACAATGAACAAACAAGAAAGACAGGCTCTTGCTAATATTCTCGCTGGTGGTAATGAAGCAGAAATGATGAAAATGTTAGGTCAAGAGACAGATCAAGTTAGAAAGGCTAGAGAAAAAGAAGAGGCATCCCAGAAACAAATGAATCAATTGCAAGAACAAGCAGTTGATGTCATGGGAAAAATTCATGCGATGTTTCAGGTTGTTACTGGTGTTGTTATGCCTTTTGTTAAAGTTATAGATGCGGTTGTAACAAAATTTATGGAATTTAATGATAAAACAGGTGGTCGTGCAGGTATAATTATAGTTGGGTTATTGCTAGCAAAAATGATTTCTTCAAAATTAATACCAGCATTTAATGATATGCGTACAAGTGTTTGGGAAAGTATGAAATCTTCATATTCAGCAATAAGAACAAATATGTCTGCGGCTAGAACTGCATTTTCAACTGCTAGAGCAGCTGGTACGGGATTTTTCTCTTCTGTAAAAGCAGGCGCAAAATCATTATCTAACATATCTATGGGTGGATTTATAGGCACTTTAATTAGTTTAATACCTCTTATAATGATGTTGTGGGAATCTTTCCATGATGTTCATGATGTGTTATCAGTTCCACATTCTCCTATTCTTACCGATACTCTTTCTACTACTTTACCTATGGCTTTTGACGCTATAGGAAAAGCATTAGAGCCATTAATTAAACCTGCTATAGCATTTGGCTTTGCAATGTTAGAAATAGGTGGTGCTGTTTGGTTAGCAGCTACTGGTATGGCTGAATTAGTTAAAGCGTTTAGTGGTTTATCTGGTGAACAAATAATAGGAGCAGTTGTTGCAATAGGATTACTTGTCGGCGTTATGTATTTAATGGCTACAGCTCTTATTGCAGTTGCAACTACAGCTGGCGTTGCAGCGATACCAATGTTGGCATTTGGTGCTGCAGTACTTATGATAGGTATAGGTATTGGAGTAGCTGCTGCTGGTTTATCACTACTGGTAGAAAAATTTGTTGAATTAGTTCAAGTTGATGGTATAGTTCCAACAATATTAGCCCTTTCAGCTGGTGTTTGGATATTAGCTGGTGGAATTGGTGCCTTAGCATTATCTTTTGCTGGATTGGCAATTGCTGCCGGTCCTGCATGGTTAGCGTCAAAAGCAGTAGCTAGTGCGATTGAGAATATTAATGAAGCGTATGACGAATATCCAGCAGAAAAAGCAATAGGATTTAAAGTCTCTAATGATAACTTAAAACAAGTATTAAGTGAGATAAAACAAATATCTTCCGATAATATAGACCCAACAATTAGATTATTAAAAGAAGCAAAGGAATATGTTGTAAGTGTTTCAGAAAATGAAGTGGAAGATGATCCTGTTGTTAAATTATTATCTAAGATAGTTGAAATTGTTGGCGATGCAAGAAGCAAGATGACAAGTGCTGGTGCTAATTCTGGAGGTGGCGGATCATATGTAATTAAAGTTGATGAAAGAATGTTTGCAGAACTAGTTAAAAAAGTAGCTCCAGGTATAGAAATTAAAACAGGAACTTTAATAGCAGGATAGGATAAAAAATGGCACACAACGGAACATCACACGCAGAACCAATTAAATCTCCAGGTCAGCCGGCTGCTAAAACGGAAGCTAAACCAGCTGCTAAGACTGGTGGTGGAAAAGCATCGAGTAAAACAGGTAGTGGATCTGGTAAGGGATCAGGAAAGGGTAGTGGTAAAGAGGGTAAAAAAGGCAGTAAGGACGCAGGTAAAAAGGCAGAAAAAAAAGTTGAAGTGAAAACTGATGCTCCCACTCCACCAGAACTAGATGATGGTTCCGTTGTTATTAATGGAAAAAAAATATCAAGAGAAGATGCTGCAAGAATAAGAGAAGCCGAACAAGCTGCTGAAGCCGCAGAAAAGAGTGGAGATCAATTAGCAGCTGCTCAAGCAAGGAGAGAGGCAGAAAGAGTAGCTACTGAAGTATTAGGTAGTGCTAGTCAAGGTGCTAGAGATGCTACTGAAGATCTAGCCGAAGCACAAGCTGGTAGACGCGCAATAGGAGAAAAAACTGCTAGAACTGAGGCTACAAAGGCAGAAGAAGAAGTAATAAATGCAGAAGCTAAAGCAGCTGGTAAAAAACCAGAAGACGTTCTAAAAGAAGAAGAATCTCAAAAAAGGCTTCGAGCCGCTGGTGAAAAAGCTGCTAGCGATTTTAGAGCAAAAGCGGAAGTTGATGCAGCTAGAAAAGAAGCAGCAGAAGAATTTGTTCTAGAAGAAAAAGCTGCCGGAAGAAACCCCAATTTAGACGATGAGCAAACAAGACTAGCAATAGAAATTAGACAAGCAACTGCTGCTGAAGCAGTATTAGAAGAACAGGCAGCGCGAAAAGCCGCTGCAGAAAAATATGCAGCCGAGCAAAGAGCGTCAGGAAGAGAAGTAAATTTAGATGCTGGAGATGCACAGGCAAAAGCTGATGCTGAAGCAATAAAGGCAGCACAAGATGCAGCCGTAGCAGAAACAAGAGCAAGAAGAGCCGGCACAGCACAAGCTGCTGCTGCTTCTGATCCTTCTAACCCTTCTGTAGCTGGTTTTGACAAGGCTGAAGTTCTTGCTGCGGTAAAAGCTGAACCAACATCTGCAAGATTAACTGATAGACAAGTAAGATTATTAGAGGCAGCTGGATTTGCGTATCAAGGTGAAACAAAAGAAGAAAGAACTAAAAGATTAGATGCAGCAGAAGATCTATTAAAAGCCAGAATAAAAGGAGCTAGTAACCTTGCAGAAAGAGAGGCTCTCGGAAGAGAATTAGCAGCTTTAAGAGAAGCAAGAAGACAACAAAATTTATTAATAGGAGAAGCGCCGGGAGCAGCTTCTAAAACAAGAACAAATGCTGAAGGACCAAATCTTCAAATAGCTTTTACTCACATTGCAACAGGAAAAAAGGTTGCATTTAGAGCATTTATAGAAAGTTTTTCTGATAGCGTTGATGCAGAATGGTCATCGGAAAAAGTTTTTGGTAGGATGGATCCAACTGCACAATATAAGGGAACATCTAGAAAAATTAATGTAAGTTTTAGTGTTCCTGCTGCTAGTCATAATGAGGGTTATATCAATCATCAAAAACTTTCAAAATTGATGACCTACATGTACCCAACATATACACTTTCAGCTGGTTTACAAGTATATAGTATTTCATCTCCACCTCTAATGCAGGTAAGATTTAATAATTTAATAGATAATACAGATCCAAAAAGTGATAGGGACGGACTATTATGTTACATACCATCAGTAAAATATGAGCCAGATATGAATTCTCCTATTTTTCACTTTCATTCAAATACTGGTGTAACCGCTGCTACAATTTCTAGACCAGATATGATAGGTTTTCAATCATTTAAGATATCTTTAGAATTAAATATATTACACACTCACAGGCTTGGTTATCATGTAAGCACAGTTGGTGATAATGACTTAGATTCAAGTGCAGAAGCTGCAGAAGTTAAGGCCGGTGGGGGACATACTTTTAATACAAATGTAATGTTTCCTTATCATTTTAATATATTAAGGAGATAAGGAGAAGCTAATGAGACATTCAGGAAGAAGAATTTTAATAAACGACACAGATGAATATAGTAATATGTTAGAAGAAAGATCAACTAAGCATATAGAATATTATGGGACTAAAACTATTGTTTATCCAACTGAAAAAGAAATAAACCAGATAGCATACAGAGAATATATTTGGGGAGTTGGAGATAGAATTTATAAAATTGCCGAAAAGTATGCAGGTGGCGCTGAAAATTGGTGGATGATATTAACTTTTAATAAAATAGGTTGCGAAACTTTAATAAAAGTTGGAGATATGATAAAAATACCTATAGATTTAGAATTGTTTGTATCGTTCATGGTAAAAGATAGAGGGTAAAAATGGCAGTAGTAGAAATTAATACACCACAGGGTTATGAAGCTTTAGTACAAGATTATCAACATTATCTTATCTATAGATTACCTGCAATATTACAAAAAGCTGCGGCAGCTGGGGATTTGATGTTAGATCGAAGACCTGGTTATGCTGCTCTTGGTAGAAGAGTTAGAAAAACAGGAAACGATGGAAAAGGTAATGCAGGTTTAATCTCTGCCTTAAGTAAAGGCGAAAATATAACTACATTAAGAAAAATTCCACCAAATATTTTAGCTGCACTTCAACCAAGATTAGAGCTTTATAAAGTTGATTATCCAAACGGAATTGCAAATAGAGGCGGACATACATTTGAAGAAATATTTAGAATTCCTTTTGATCATGGAATTCATAGAGTTGGTGGAAATGAAGATGCTGATGATGTATTGAGTGCAAACAGGAAAGGAACAATAGATTTAGCTAACATAGTTTCTTTTGATTATCAATATATAGGACAAAATCAAGCAGAGGCAAATTCAGCAATTACAGCAAAATTAAAATTAAAGTTTCAATCAATAGACTCTTTGTTGGAACCAAGAAGATTAAGAAATAAAGACGGACAAGAAACTGTATTCTACTATTCTGATTTATTTAACAGTGCGCTAAGAAGTGATCCTCACTATTATAGAATTAAAGTAAAAGTTGGCTATATGCCTCTCTCTTATGCTCAAATAATTGATTTACTTGGTAATACAGGACATAACGTCTTTAATGTTGAATCAGGACAGACATCTCTTAAGGTTTTTGCAAAACAACTACAAGATGCCATTGATGATACTACAAATATGTTATTTTTATATCCTGTAAGGCATGATATATCTTTTAATGATAATCAAACTATAGATGTTACTATAGATTATCACGGAGCGGTAGAGAGTACATTAATTTTATCAGAATCTAACATACTAACCAACAGTCCAGAAACAAGAGCAAAAGTTCAATCTTATAAATTAAAAAAGAAAGATAGACAAAAATTAATAGATAAAGCTAAACAAGATGCAAAAGATTCAGGAAAATCCGAACAACAAGTCGAAGAAGCGGGTAAAAAGAAAGCAAAAGAATTAGATGAAGCAGCAGATACAGAAAAAAGAGATTTAGGCTTAAGTATATGGCAAGCATTTACTTTTGGACTTTATAGTGGAAAAATTATAAGATCTATTACATATACGCCCGCAGAGTTAGGCTTAAGTGATTCTAGGAATGAAATAGACGTAGATGGTAGTGAAGCTAGAAAAGCTCAAAGAGCTGATAGTCAACCATCAGAATTTACTTATAATACTCTAGGAACTGAAGAATCACTAGCGGCTTCTATCGGTAAGCTAGTTGGATCTATGGCGTTTCAAAATGCTCGCGAAGCTCAAGTTGCTGCAGAAGCAAAAAAACCGCCTGATGCTCAAAATGATAGAAATTCAGAGGGTACTGGGCCTGCCTCCGTTACTCCAACTGATACAAGAATTCCCACAAACGAAGCACTTGGTGCCGAAGCTGCCCCTACTACAATAAATTTTATGTTTCTACAAGATTTAATTGAGTTATGTTCTAAACAACTTGGTACTGATTTAAAATTTGATGATATATACCTTTTTATAGGTGATGTTATAGTTCCAACTGCCGGTTCTTATCAACAATTTATTGAAAGTATGCATAATTCAGATCAAAGCATGTTAAGATCTGCTACTGCTACAAAAGCTAATACAGATCCAGGTATAAAATTTTATAGTCATAACATTGGATATTTGCCAATTTCTCTGGAGTTTTTTAATAAGTGGTTTTGGGAAAAAATTGTACAGGCTGGTATTTTAGAGTGGACTCTGAAACAGTTCTTGACAGATATTTTAGATCTTGCTAGACTATCTATAATTGGAGTTTTTGGAACTAGATTACACGGAACAGAAAATTCATCACCAAGAATTTTAGCTTCTTCTGTAAGTTCTAAGGTTGGTGATTTTTTAACAAATTACCACCCAGAAGATTTTATTTCTACCACATTATTAAAAAATGCAATTAATGGATCAGATGAGCACGTTAGAGGTGTAGGTACTGAAGGCGTTGGAAAAACTTCTAACATTATATTTATATACATACCTGCTCTTCATAAAGATGATATTGATACTACAGATCTTGCAGGAAATGATGAAAAAGGATTATTTACTTTCACAGTTGGATCTAATGTTGGACTACTTAGAAAAATATCTTATAAAGCAGAAGATATACCAGGTGTTAGAGAGGCTAGAATTGTAAATGAAGGAGGAAATATCCCTGGTATGTTTAGAGGTGTCTATAACAGTGATATAGATATGTACGGTCCTTGTTTTTTTAGGCCGGGAGATTTAGTTATTATAAATCCAATATTTTATTCTAAAACTAATCCATCTCAAGCCGTTAAACAGCTTGCAAGTCAAATAGGATTAGGTGGTGTATATATGATTTTAAAAACAGACACGCATGTTGCTAGAGGTGAAATAACAAGTAAGTTAGATGCAAGATTTGTAAACTATGGAAGATTAATTAATACCCCTGTTCATAGAATGACTATTGAACAATTAAGAGCTAAAAAGTACGGTAAGAAGTAGGAGATAATTATATGGCTTTTTATTCAAGAGGAAATAATTCTCAAAATGCCCTAAAATCATTTAGAAACAGAAAAGCATACGACACTAGAGTTATGCCTATTCCACTGGAAGCTCCTCATAATTATATTTTATCTCCGCATATAGATTTAACAGTAGATAAACCATTCTATGGAAGAATTGATGATAAATCTGATAGTGTATTTACTGGTAAGAAGATAGGAAAATCACCTTCTTCGAGAATAAATGATGTAGATTTTCAAGAAAACTCTTTTATAAAAAAATTTAGTAATACTCCAAAAAATTTATTTGCAATGAATTTTGTTGTTGACGCTTTTGAAGATATGGCAGATTACTTTAATAAAAGCTGCAACATCTTAACAAACCTATCTAGAGAGGGTCCATATAGTAATCTAGCGCCAGTTGTAGGCTGGTCTTCTCCAACTTTTGAGTTTGATCAATTTATTTATAAGTTGTATTATGTCTTTAGAGATAAATTTGTTGAAAATATAGATTCTAATAAGATTAAAAATTTTAATGACTTTACTAAGATATTAACAAAATATATGATAAACTATGATGAAAATTCTTCAATAGTTTTTAGTGATTTTATTCTTTCCAGATATGCATCACCAAATATAAGTGGATTAGTTGTTGAAGTAGCTGTTGATGATTTTACAGATGATTTAGTTAAATGTAGAAAATATCTAAATGATAAAAACTTTGAATTTTTCGTACAATCCGCCCAAAGATATGGATTTTTTATAGATAGAAACGCTCCTTGGAGATTAATAGCAAACATAGGATCCAGTAATATGGTTCCATACATGAAAAAATATAATCTTTCAAACACGGAAGACACCTTTAAGAAGCAGTTTATAAAATCTTATGAATATGATTTGTTCTATCTTAGAGAATCCTATATTAGAATATATAAAAAGTTGGTAAGTGAAAAACCAGAATATGTGGATATATCTCCTACAAGATGCGGCGAAGAAATAAAAACATTTAAAAGAGAAAACCTAACAATAGAAGAATACTATAGAGCAAATCCTTTAGAAAAATGGTTAGAATTATATGTATTTTTAAGAGCATCATCTAACAAATCTAAATTAAATGATGAACAACTATATTTATTACAAAAAAAAATAAAAAATATTTCTAATTCATATGGATTAGAAAAAGCTGTCTTTGAGACAAATAGAATATTTAATGGATACAAAAATATTTTACTAAAAAAAGAGTACTTTACTTCAAAATTTGAAGATGTTATAAATCTTCCACCGGGTGAGCAAGAAGAAAAAATTATCAGATTTGCACCGTGAGGAAAAATGATTTTTCAAACTTTAGACGATAAAAAAGAATGCGTAGGGATATATTGTAATAATGAGTTAAATTTTAAAACCATACCTGACGACTTAACAAAAACATGGTCATATTCACCATATTTAAAAAATAAAAATATAGAATATGCACAAATTTATGCACAGGGACAAAAAATAGAAAATGTAGTACCAGATTACTTAAAAGAAGATTGGCAAAAAATTTCTAATCGTATGAAAGCCTTTATCTCTTCTTTTGTAGAAGCCAAAGTTTCTTTATCAGAAAATTGTTTTTTTGATCTAACTCCTAAAAATTTTTTAATTGAATACTGTGAAGTGAAAAATAAAGTTACAGAACACGTACTAAATACTTACTCTCGTCCCGCAGAATATGAATTTTATAGAAGATTTAATGAGCTTCTTACGGATATTAGATATAGAGATCTAAATTTAGATTATGAACTAATGAAGAAAAATATTGAAAAAGATAAAGATCTTTCCTACTACAGAAGATTTTTAAATATTACAAAATATATTTCTTACAATATGTTTGGTGCTGTAACGGGAAGAATATCTACAAATCGTAAAAGTTTTCCAATACAAAATTTTCCAAAAGCTTATCGTAACGTATTGAAACCACAAAATGATTGGTTTGTATCATTTGATATCAATGCTGCTGAATTAAGAACAGCAATTGGCCTTGTGGGTGGAAAACAACCAGATGAAGATGTTTATGATATGATAAATCGAGATGTTTTTAACACTTCTATATCTAGATCTGAAGCAAAAGATGCCGTAATTTCATGGCTTTATGGTTCAAGCAATCCTTATGCTTTACAATATTCTGATGGATTAGATAGTATCTTCAAAAAAGAAGAATTAAGAAATAATCATTGGGATGGTACTCACGTTAAAACAATTTATGGAAGAAAAATTGAAAGTGATGAACATCATGCTATTCCATATATAAATCAAAGTACTTTTATTGATCTATTCCATAGACAAATTATAAAAACTGATGATTTCTTAGAAAATAAAAAATCTTTTGTAGCATTTTTATTACACGATGAAGCTGTATTTGATGTTAGTGACGACGAAAAAAAATATATTATTGATCTTGTACAAATAGTACAAGATACCCAATTCGGAAAATTTATAGTAAATGTAAAAGCTGGTAAAAATTACGGCGACATGAAAAAATTAAAACTTAAGGTATAATATGACAATTATAGGATTAGGACAAGCTGGGTGTAATATAGCAGAATTATATGAAGATCTAAATGATCCATCTTATCAGATTAAATTAATTGATTCAGAGATAGAAGGACCAAACTGTTTCTCTGTACCCAAATATGACGACCCAGAAAAATGTGAGCAAGATTTTCCAGATGTTTCAAACTTTTTAAAAGATTGTCATTCAAATATAATGATATTTATAGGTGGTGGTGGAAATATAAGTGCTGCATCTTTAAAAGTTCTTTATCATCTAAGAGATAGAAAAAATGTTTTTGTGGTATATGTAAGACCAGAGCCAATGTTGATAAAAAACATCTTACATGAAAAAGTAGTTTTTAATGTATTACAAGAATATGCAAGATCTGGAATGTTTAGATCATTAATATTAATTGATAATTTGTGTATTGAAGAAATAAATGGGGATGTTCCCGTGATAAATCACTTTAAAGAGATAAATAACACTATATTTCGAACCATTTATGGATTAGATATGTCTGGTAGAAGACCAGCTGTAGTAGATAATTTTACTCCACCAAAAGATATATCTTGTATTAGTACGTATGGTGCATATACACTTGAAGATGATAATGAAAAACTTTTTTATAAACTAGAGAATGTAGACTTTAAATGTTATTATTTCTTTATTAATGAAGAACAATTAAAAACAGATGGAAAAATTTATAAAGAAATAAAAAATCACCTAAAAAAGAAAACTGTTGACAGTATTAAAATTTCGTATATAATACACTCTACAAAGTCGGAACAAAATTACTGTATAATCACAGCATCTAGTTCGCAAATACAGAAATAGGAGAATATATGAAAGTTTACAATGCGACTTTTAGAAAAAAAGACGGCACTCTTCGTGAAATTAATTTTGCAGAATTAAAAGACTTGCCAGCGGGATTTTTAGCTGGTAAGATAAAGGGTAACAGTGGCCCACCACCGCTAAAAGATGGATTACGTTTAGTTTGGGATGTTGATCTAAATGAGTTTAGAATTTTTAATATGACCACGGTTATTGGTGAAGTCGTAGAAAAAGAAATTAATTTTGTACTTTAACTCTACATTATGACATGGTAGAGTTCACAACAGTTCGGCGGGAGATTTACCGACCGACAAATAGGAGTAATACAAATGGCTATTGATATTAACAAGATGAAGCAAAAACTGAACGCACTAACTAACAAGGGTGGTAACAAGACCTCTTTTTGGAGTCCTAAAGAGGGTAATAGTTACTCAGTGCGTATTGTTCCTACTCCCGATGGTGATCCATTTAAGGAGTATTGGTTCCATTATGAACTAGGGTCACAAGGTGGCTTCCTATGTCCAAAAAAGAACTTTGCTGATGCCTGTCCTGCTTGCGATTTTGCAAGCAAGTTGTACAAGGAAAAGAACGAAGAATCAGCCAAGATGGCTAAAAAGTTCCTTCCTCGTCAACGATTCTTTTCACCAGTTGTAGTTCGTGGTGAAGAGAAGGAAGGCGTAAAAGTTTGGGGTTATGGTAAGAATGCGTATCAAGATCTGATCAATCTTGTACTAAATCCTGACTACGGTGATATCACCGACCCTGAACAGGGAACAGACCTAACGCTTTCAACAAGCAAAAATCCTGGTCAATCGTTTCCAACTACAAAAATTACACCTGCTCGTAAAACAAGCAAGCTTTGCCAAGGTTCAAGCGAAGATTGTAAAGAGCTATTAGAGTCACTACCTGATTTTGAGAAACTGCATACTCGTAAGTCAAGTGATGAAGTTGGTGTAATTCTTGACGAATACCTTGCTGGTGAAGGTGATGCAGAAGAACACAGCACAGAAACCGCAAAGTTTGGTGCTAAACCAGCTGGTCGTCCTGCTGTTAAGAAGGTTGAAAAGAATGCGGTCGATGCTGCATTTGATGAATTACTAGACTCTTAACACTCAAAATTTAGTGTAGTATAACTGAGGGAGTCGGCAAGTGTCGGCTCCCTCTTTTTTTAACCCGAGGAAAATATGGCAAAAAAACAAACAACAGCAGGAAAAATAAGCATTGCAGATATGCGTGCTATGATTAACAAAAAAGCAGGTCGTGAAGTAGCATTTGATCTTCAAGAGGAAAATCCTACGGAGGTAACTGATTGGATCTCTACGGGTTCACGCTGGTTGGATTCTATTATTTGTAGGGGAAAACTAGCAGGAATTCCAGTAGGAAAAATTAGTGAACTTGCAGGTGAGAGTTCAAGCGGTAAAAGCTATATGGCAGCGCAAATAGCTGCAAATGCTCAGAAGCAAGGAATTTCAGTAGTCTACTTTGACTCAGAAAGTGCCATCGATCCAGAGTTTTTGAGTAAAATTGGATGTAATATGGAAAATCTGCTTTATTTACAAGCAGAATCTGTAGAGTTTGTGTTAGAAACAATTGAAGACTTGTTAAAAACTACAGATGATAAATTTCTATTTGTTTGGGACTCAATGGCTCTTACTCCAAGTAAGACAGATCTTGAAGGAGATTTTGATCCACAGTCATCTATGGCGGTAAAACCACGTATTTTGGCTAAAGGTTTATCAAAATTAATTCAACCTATTGCAAATAAGCAAGCAACATTATTAATCCTGAATCAACTTAAAACAAATCTTAATGTACAAAATCCAAAATATGCTACAGATAGCGAAAAATATACAACTCCTGGTGGAAAAGCCCTTACATATTCATATAGCCTAAGAGTTTGGCTAACTGGTCGTAGAGCCAAGGATAGTTATGTAATTGATTCGCGTGGATACCGTATCGGATCAGAAGTAAAAGCAAGACTGGAAAAAAGTAGATTCGGTACTCAAGGTCGTGAGTGTTTATTCCGTATTATGTGGGCAGACCAGTATGGTATCTTAGATGAAGAGAGTATTTTTGAGGCGGTTAAACCGTTTATTAAACAATCTGGTGCTTGGTATGAAATTGAGGTAAATGGTAAACCTAAAAAATTCCAACAAGCTGGTTGGGAAGAATTAATGAAAACAGATGAGGCTTTCAAAAAAGCAGTTCTTGATCTTATGGAGCAAGAAGTTGTTGTTAAGTTTGATACAAGAGAAGGAGATTCAAAATCTTTTTATAATATTGAAGGAGAGGAACAAGAATTACTGACAGAGTAACTATTTACTCCTAAAAATGGAGAAAATAGAATGACTACTCTAGTAACCATAGTTATATTTTTTTTGATTGTATTCTTATTAGGAAAAAGAATTAAAGCAGAACAACAAAAACAAAAAATTATGGAAGAAAAACTAGAGATGCAGAAGAAGGTAGAAAATATTAAAAAAAAAATAAGAAGGTACAAAAATAAAAAATAAAAAGTTCTTGACCCTGCGGACCCACTGTGGTACTATAGCCACAGTGGGTTTTTTATTGGAGTTTTTATGATTAAAATTCAAAAGATAGGGCCAAATCCATCTACACATGGTGGCAAAGCCTCTCTTTACGTTCTAGACAATATAGAAAATTGGAATGAATTTACTGAATGGTTATACAATCTTGAAGAGGAAGAAATAAGCGTTATGATGGTTGGTAACGTGTATCATTTTCGTTCAGCAGCAGAACGCAGATTTTTTGTGTTAGGTTTTTCAAAAGCATGGGATGTTATTGATGAGACTTACGTAAAGTCTTATAAGGAGCAATAATGAGTTTAGGTTTATGTTGTCAATGGCTAGAACCTCGTAAAAAACGAGATGGCACAATTGTGTACGAAAATAATATTGATGAAAAAAGCTTACAACTTGGAGCGTACAAAAATGGCAAGTACACTAGAGAAAGAATTATTGACACGTATAGAAATAATGTCGATGAACACTTGCGAATTCTACCTAAGATCCTTGAAGGAGGCATCAAGTCTTTCCGCTTGTCAAGCAGCCTCTTCCCGCTTTTTGAGTTCTGTGCAGAACTTGCACGAAATGATCAGCAGCTACTACAAGGACTTGCCAGCCTTGGAAGGCTATTTAAAGAATCTGGAATCCGCGTCACCACCCATCCAGGTCAATTCACGGTGTTGTCTTCCGATAAAAGACAAGTAGTTGAAAACTCAATCAAGGAGCTAGAATATCATGCGTGGATTTTTGACCAAATGGGTTTTGATCGGACACCTTACTATGCAATCAACATTCATGGCGGTAAAGCGAATCGTAAGGAACAGCTAATTAGTGTAATCAAGTCATTACCCGAGTCTGTAAAGAGTCGTCTAACGTTAGAAAACGATGAAAAAAGCTATACCGTTACTGATCTTGTTCAGATTCATAATCATTGCGGTGTGCCTGTTGTATTTGATTCTCACCATCATAATTTCAATACTGGAGGTCTTACACCTATTGATGCATCTAATCTTGCGCTTTCTACATGGGGTAAGATTAAAGGTCTGCAACATCTATCCAACACCGAACCAGGCAAAGAAAATGCTGGCTTTAACGATAGAAGAGCGCACTCGCAAATGATCCATTACGTTCCCGACTTTCAGTTGCAATATATGCGAGATGATACTGTAGATATTGATGTAGAAGCAAAAAGCAAGAACTTGGCAATTTTTAAACTACGAGAGGATTTTAATGTCAAAGTCTAAAGAAATCATGAGAAAGCATCTTAAGCCGTCTTTGTCAGACGACAAAAATTTAGCAGATACAGTATTACTTCTAACAGACGCATTTAACAGAATAGAAGGAAATTACTCAAACATCCCAGACTGTTGTGTGGAAGTTTTTGTTGCTGGTAGAACATATTTTGAGTACAAACAACAGCTATCTGAAAAAGATCAGCGTAAGCTAGATCAATGGGGATATGTTCCATGCGACGACTGTTTTAAGAAAAATAAAAAACAGGAAATATATATGAATGGAACATCTGATATTGGTCAGATGATTCTTGCTATTCAGCAAATGATCATAAGAAAAGCGGAGAAAAAAGATGAAAGAAGAACTAGCAAACGAACTATACGATAAATTTCCTACAGTACTTACTGATACCTGCGAAGTCACAGGAATTGTAACCAAATGTTACCTAGATATTGGTGATGGCTGGTATGATCTTATTACTACTATTTGTGATGGTGTAATTTCAAACCAAAAACGTCACGAAGCGAATACAAAACTTCTGATTAAAATGGGAAAGCAGCAAGAAACAAAAGAGTATTATCCAGTAAAAGCTGTTCAGATTAAAGAAAAGTTTGGTGGACTACGTTTTTATGTATCTGGAGGTGACGAATTTGACCGTGGCGTGATATTTACTGCGGAAGCCATGTCCAGAAAAATTTGTGAAACATGTGGTCAAAAAGGTAAAACAAGAGATGATGGTTGGATGATCACTCTTTGTGATGAACATGCTGAACAGCGCCGTTGGAGAAAAGAAAATGAGTCCAAAACAACCATTCTACCTGATAGTGGACAAATGGGGTAATATAATTGCGTACAGAGATTGTGATTGGAAACCAAGTGATGTTTCACCCTATAAAGTTTTTAAATGGACCGGCTATACATTTATAGAGTGGAGTAAAGATAATGGTTCTTAAATATTTTTATAGAGTACATGAAAGAAAAGAGGATATTAAAATGGTATTAAATCCATGTTATATGGTCATTGATCGCGATGGAGACATTGTAGACGCTTGTAATGCAAGATTACCGCCAAGTACTTTAAATCATGTTCTTGAGCGTGTTAATAGGACACACCCAGAAAATTCACCATTTAGAATTGTTAAATGGGATGGATATGGGTTTATAGAAGTTATGCCAGTTTCATAGGAGAAAGAATAATGTTATATAATGTAGTGCTATATTCAAAAAATACAGGTGAGCATCTTTTAACTCTTAAAAGTTATGATGGTAGACCACTTAGATATACAGAAAAAAGATATGCTGAACTTGAGGTTAGCGAGAGGAACAATAGGATGGCCTCAAACATGGACCCAGATTTAACTTTTATCGTTGTTGAGGAAAATAATGATTAAATATTTGCTTTTATTGACTGTATTTTTTTCATGTGCTACTACAGAAAAACAAGAAAGAAGGGAAGAAATTCCTTCAGTTTGTAGAAATACTTTACAACGTGACATTCATAGAGATGAATGTTTGAGGTATTAGTGGATAAGAAAAAAGTCCTTATAATTGATGGTAATAATAACTATTTTAGAGCATATGTTGTAGATCCAAGTGTTTCCTCCAATGGTCAACCTGTTGGGGGAATTACTGGTTTTGTAAAAATTTTACAAAAATTAATTAGGGAAACAAACCCAAACAGGGTTGTAATTTGTTGGGATGGAAAAGGTGGGTCTTCTAAACGTAAATCCATGAATAAGGGATATAAAGAAGGCAGAAGTCCGATTCGACTAAATAGAAATATTAGAAATCTATCTGAAAATGAAGAAATAGATAATAAAATTTGGCAAATGACTAGATTGGTAGAATATATCAATGCTATGCCTATTGTACAACTTCTGCTTGACGGTGTTGAGGCAGATGATATTATATCAGCCGTAGTTAATCATAAAACATTGACTAACTACAATAAGGTAATTGTATCTAGTGACAAAGATTTTATTCAGTTATGTGATAATTCGACTGTTCTGTACCGTCCTGTCCAGCATGAAGTTCTTAACAAGAAAAAAATAATAGAAGAATATGGAATTCATCCAAATAACTTCTGTTTGGCTAGAGCTTTATCTGGGGATAAATCAGATAATATTGAAGGCATTGGTGGAGTTGGATTGCCAACTGTTGCCAAACGTTTTCCTATTCTTGCTGAAGAAAAAACATATACTGTGGATGAATTAGTAGATTTTTGTGTAAACGCAGAATCTAAAGTAAAAGCATATAGTAGTGTTCTTGAGCAACAAAATAAAATTAGAGACAATTACAAAATTATGCAGTTAGCTATTCCCAATATTTCTATTCAGGATTCACAAAAAATAGATTATGCATTAGAGAATAGTGAATGTACATTTAATAAATTAGATATTGTCCGTATGATGATACAAGATGGATTCCCATCTTTAAATTTGGACGACCTTTTTATTCACCTAAAAAAGATTGTACTTGAGAACTGCTAATTTCCTGTGCTATAGTGTACATGATTTGGGAGAAATATATGTCATTTGTTAATGAAAAAGCTACATTTGAAAAATTTGGAACAAAGTTTCAAGAGAACCTAGTCCAACTTATGTTGGACGATAGACAGTTTTGTGATCAAATTAGTGAAGTTCTAGATATCAACTTTCTAGATGTAAAATATCTACGTCTTTTCGTAGAAAAAGTTTTTGCATATAGAAAAAAATATGGTACGCACCCATCACGCGATACTATGACAACCATACTTAGGTCAGATATTGAGAAAGAGAATGAACTATTACAGAAACAAGTTCGTGATTTCTATGCTCGTATTCAATCTAATGAATTTTCACTTGATGGTGAACAGCACATTAAAGACGTATCTTTGGATTTCTGCAAAAAGCAGAAACTAAAAGAAGCTATGATTAAAAGTGTTGGATTAATTCAAAACTCATCTTATGATGAGATTAGTAAAATTATCAACGATGCTCTAAAACTAGGCACAGACAATGATCATGGTTACGATTTTATTGTTGACTTTGAAAAGCGTTTTGATATTGTAGCTCGTAATCCAATTACAACTGGCTGGGATCTAATTGATAATATTACAAAAGGTGGATTAGGCAGAGGCGAACTAGGTGTAGTTATTGCTCCAACCGGCGCAGGTAAATCTATGGCACTTGTACATTTAGGTGCGATGGCTTTACAGGCAGGTTTAAACGTGGTACATTACACTCTGGAGCTTCAAGATAAAGTTGTAGCTTTACGTTACGATTCATGTATTACTGGTATTCAATTATCTGATGTAAAAGAACAAAAAGATCAGGTATGGGAAGGTGTAAAAGACGTACAGGGTAAGCTTATTATTAAAGAGTATCCTACAAAATCTGCATCGACAAATACAATTAAAAATCACCTTGAGAAATTAAAACGTAAAGATTTTAAAATTGATATGGTCATTGTGGACTACGGCGATCTACTTAAACCTATCTCTGCACAAAAAGAGAAACGAAATGAGTTGGAGAGCATCTATGAAGAACTTAGAGGGTTGGCACAAACATATGGTTGTACATTATGGACCGCCTCGCAAACCAATCGAAGCGGGCTTAACGCAGAAGTCATCACAATGGAGTCAATTAGCGAAGCCTTTAACAAGTGTTTCGTTGCAGACCTCATCTTTACCGTATCCAGAACAATAAAAGATAAGAACACAAACGAGGGACGTATTTTCGTTGCTAAGAATCGAAATGGTCCCGATGGTTTAGTATTCCCTATTTTTATGGATACAAGCAATGTTAAGATTAAAGTCCTATCTCAGAGTACGGAAACAGCAAGTGAAATTATTGAAAGTGCTACAAAAAAGCAAGAAGAGAACTTAAAGCAAAAATACAAGAGCTTTCGTAAGGAACGAAAAGCCGTAGGAGAATAAAATGAAGAAAGTAATTATGTTTTCAGCTAGTTGGTGTGGTCCATGTCGTCAAGCAAAGCCCGTATTTAATCAATTAAAAGAGTCAGTACAGGGAGTTCAATTTGAAGTAGTTGACGTTGACGAAAACCCAGTAATGGCTACTAATTTTGGTGTAGCGGGGGTTCCAACATTTGTTGTATTAGAAAATAACACAGAGGTACAAAGAGTGGTTGGTGGTGCAAATGTCACCAAGTTAAAAGAAATTCTATAATAGGAGAAATAAGTAATGTCAAATTGGTCCAATCTAGCTAAAGTTGTATATAAAAGAACATACGCACGTAAAGATTATGGCGCGTTAGAAAATTGGGAAGACACCGTAGAACGTGTTATACATGGAAATGTAGTTGGTCATAATGTAAGCGAAGAAGAAATTAATCGTCTACGATACTATTTAATGCAACGTAAAGCTGGTCCCGCTGGTCGTGGTTGGTGGTATTCAGGTGCTCCATCTCATAAGCGGCTCGGTGGTGTTGCATTAAATAACTGTTGGTTCGTTGCTGGTGATGATTGGACCAATTTTGTACTTGCTCAAGATCTACTTATGTTAGGTGGCGGTGTTGGTATGTCTGTTGAGCACAGATATGTCAGCAAGTTACCAAAAGTTAAGAAAGAAGTACAAATTGTCAATAAAGACACTCACGATGCTGATTTTATTGTACCAGATAGTCGTGAAGGTTGGAACGAGCTAACTCGTCGTATTTTGGAGTCATACTTTGTTACTGGTAAGTCTTTTAGCTATAGTACTGTATGCATTCGTCCTGCTGGTGAGCCTATACGCGGTTTCGGAGGTTCTTCGTCAGGGCCAAAGCCTCTTATCTCGTTTGTTGAAAAACTATGCGGAATTCTCAACGCCAGAGGCGGAAAACACGTCAAACCTCTTGACGCATCTGATATCTTGTGTTCAATTGCTGAGATGGTCGTTGCCGGTAATGTTCGTCGTTCAGCTATTATTATTCTCGGTGATTGT